GTAACAGGAGCAGGTACACTAACAGGATCTTGGAATGCTCAATCTGCTAACACAGTACTTTCAGGTCCTACATCTGGTGGTGCAGCAACTCCTACATTTAGAGCTCTTGTGTCAGGAGATATTCCTGATATATCAGCTACCTATCTTACTGTAGCTAACGCAGCTCTTAACTATCAACCACTAGACTCAGACCTTACAACTATAGCAGGGTTAACTCCTGCTAATGATGATATTATTCAAAGAAAAGCAGGAGCTTGGACAAATAGGACTATTGCTCAGTATTATGCAGATCTTCAACCTAGTGTAAAGGATGATGTATATTTTACATTCTTGTGCTTGTATGGGGGTGCTACACCATTGGCGGATAGCTCAGTTTGGCATTTTTTAAATTCAGGAATAACACCAACCGCGGGAAATACTGACACGAATAATGACTTTAATCTTGGCTATGCAGTAACTCTTATTGCAGCCACAATTATTACTTATGGTAACACAACAGCGGGAACTGGTGAGCTTGTTACATTTGCACTAAGAAACACAACTCAAAACACAACAACTACCATAGGCACAACCGCTGCAAATGGAGGAAGTGCAACAGTTGTTACAAATGCAACAGTTACTGGACTCAACATTGCAATAGGTGCTTCTGACTTTTTTACTTTGAGGATAACTAATCCAGTTTGGGTGACTAATCCAGTAGGGGCAATTTATCGTGTTTTATTAACCTTCAAACGAGCATAGTGATGAAGAGCTATAAATACAAATTACAAGGCGATGGAAGAGATTCTTGGATATGCACTGAAACAGATGATTTAGGTAATCTCATAGATGAATACATGGTGTATGAAGATCCTAATACATCAGTACAGAACACAACTCGTGTCCTTGATTTTTTTGCTAATGCTACCCCAGAAGAGATAGCTGAGATCAAAAGAATATTAAGTTTATAAATGAAAAAACTACTTATTGTTACAGCAGTCTATGGTAGACCAGAGCTTACAAAAGTAGTTCTTGAATATTATAACAAACTTAAACAGGATAGTGGTCTGAGTATCAGTCTATTAGCTGTTGGAAGTGAAGGATTAGTTTCTAAAAAACTATGTGAAGAAAGCGGTTGGGATTATGTAGAATATCCTAACTCTCCCCTATCTCAAAAGTGGAACCACTTAATTGAAGCATCTAGTAAATATGAATATGACATGCTTGTTATTGTGGGTAGTGATGACCTAGTTAGTAAACAAATACTAGAATATTACTCCTACAACTATAATGAGAATGCCAATTATTACCTAGGCTTTGATCAGTTATACTTCCGCTGGCTAGACAAAGAAGAAACCTATTTTCTAGAAAACTATCTAACAAAAAGTTTTATTAAGACAATGGGTGCAGGCAGGTGCTTCTCAAGATATATCATGACTAAATGTGGGTATAGACCCTGGAACATATTCAAGATTGATAAAGGATTAGATAGCCTTTGTACAAGAAATTTAAAGGTCCTAGGAATAAAAGAAAAAGTAGTAACCTTTAAAGACACGGGGGGTATCATAGTAGATATTAAGTCGGAGGGGTGTAATATTACTAGTTATGATAAGTTAAAGCCAAGTTTAACAAAGGTAGAAAGTGACATTTTAGATAAGCATTTTCCAGAAGAAATGCAAAAGCTTAGGATAATTTCCTAATTTAGATTATATTTAGTATATTATTACTAACCTATAAATCTGTTTGTCATGAATGAATTTAACCTTCCTAAACAATATAATTGGCAGAAAGGATCTACACCAATTGTAAAAAAATATGTGGCTGATCTTTATCAGACTGGTACTTCTGCACCTGTAGTTACAGAATTGTTTAATGATACAGGCTTGTATTTTGAATATGAGTATGTTTCACCAGGAGTATATTCTGTAACAGCAAGTGAAAATATTTTTACTGGTCCTACTGGTCAAAAAGTACAAGTTGCTATTAGCAATAATACTTATGTTGATGATGTAGCTAGTCCAGATGGGTTTAGCATTCTTGCTGTACCTTTCTTTTTCAATGTAATCTTTATTGTTACTACAGATCTTTCTGTAGCTGCTAATGGGATTCTTGGAAACAATGTTCAAAATACTATTGAAATTACATTTTATTCCTAACCTTTAAAACATATAGTCATGCCACAAGTAGTTGATCAAACACTTTTAGATGCTCTTATTGCAAAATTTGGTATAGAAAAAGGAGCAGAGGCTTATGCTGCAATCATGAAAGCTAGAGGTAAAAAATAAGTTTATATATGAGCATAGGTAACCTAAAAGATTATGGTAATAAGGGGAATAATTTCCCCTACCAACTTAGAAATCTACAGTTGCTAGGTGAGATCAATCAAGGAATTGATGATCTTGTAGCATCTACTGGAGGACCTATGTCTACAGATGCCTTTGGTAGACAAAGAGTATCTAGTCCACTTACTTTATTTGATTCTTCTCATAGATACCGTGATAATGGATTATGGGCTACAGCTACTGCTAGTGGTGGTACTGCAGTTTTTAGTGCTAATGAAGGACTGGTAAATCTTAATGTAAATACTACTAATGGATCAGAAGTAATTCGTGAGACTTATAAAGTATTTCCTTATCAACCAGGTAAGTCTTTGCTTGTGCTTAACACCTTTGTGATGGCTCCTGCTCAAACTAATCTTAGACAAAGAGTAGGATACTTTGGTGATGATAATGGTATTTATATACAACTTGATAATAACACAGTAAGTTTTGTAGAGAGAAGTTTGGTTACTGGATTAGTTACTGAAACCGTAGTACCTCAATCTTCTTGGAATGCTGATAAGTTAGATGGTACAGGTCCTTCTAGAGTAACATTAGATATTACTAAAGCTCAAATCCTATTTATGGATATTGAGTGGTTAGGTGAAGGAACTGTAAGAGTAGGCTTTATTATAGATGGAGTATTTATAATCTGTCATAGATTTAACCACGCTAATCTTATTACCTCTACTTATATAACCACAGCTTCTCTACCATTAAGATATGAGATTACCAATACAGGAGTTACAGCTAGCGCTAGCACATTAAAACAAGTATGCTCTACTGTTATCTCTGAAGGAGGTTATGAGCTTAGAGGAGCGCAACAAGCTGTAGGTACCCCTATTACTACCCCTACAACTTTTGCTGTAGCAGGTACCTATTATCCTATTATAGGATTAAAGCTTACTGCCACAGCTCTAGATGCTATAGTTATAGCTACAGCAATATCTATATTAGGATTAGGTAATGGTAAAAACTATGCTTGGAGAGTAGTACAAGGTGGTACTATAACTGGTGGAGCATGGGTACCTGCAGGTGTAGATTCTGCAGTAGAATACAATATTACAGGAACTTCTGTAACAGGTGGTAGAGTACTTGCTCTGGGTTATATAAACTCTTCTAACCAAGCATCACCTAGTATAAACATACTTAAGGAAGCACTTTTTGCTAACCAGCTAGAAAGAAATGGTTTAACAGGTGTAGCTTTTGAACTAGTAGTAGAAGCAGCTATAGATACTATAGGAGGAACCCTAGGTATGTATGCTTCTGTTGACTGGGAAGAAGTAAGTAGATAATATTAAAATAATAAAGATATGTCAGTAGGTAATTTAAAAGACTATGGTAATAAAGGAAATAACTTTCCTTACCAGCTTCAAGCTCTCCAACTTTTAGGAATGAGCCAAAACTTGTTTCTTAGAGAAACACAAGTTAGTGCTGCAAGCGCAGGCCTTTTAGAAACAGCAATTAATACAGTATTATCTAATAGTACTACTAAGTTTTTAGTATCTAAAAGCGTAGTATATGATGGTACTACTTGGTATGCTTTTCTTACACTAGCTACTCTTTAATAGGTTTAATTTGTTTGTTTGTTTGTGTCATGGAGAATGTATCTAAACTTGAGGATATTGAAAAAAAGATATCCTGCTTAACTGATAAAATAGATGATATTCATAAAGCTCTTGTAGGAGATGCTTATGATAAAGACAAAGGTATAGTCCCTAGACTTAAGAAAGTAGAGAGATATGTTGAAGTTGATAAAAAAGTCAAGTGGATTGGTGGAGGCTTTGCTTTAGCAATAGGTGGGGGACTTAAGACTTTTTGGGATTGGATGTCTAATCACTTTTAAATAAAAATATAAAATGAGTACTATACTTTTATCTGCAGATGCATCAGGTGTACCAAGCCTTGGTGTATTTGAAACACTTACTCAGTATGGCGCACTGGGTGTAGTAGTACTAGGTTTAGGAGCTGTTCT